TGATGTTAAGTATAATCAAGAAGTTTTGTGCCTTTGGGGAGAATCCAAAATAACAGTCAGAGACAAATACACAGGAGAAATAATGAAATTAACAATGTGTGAATTATACGAAATTTTAGAATCGAGGCAAAGTTTATATAAATAGAACGGTAGTCACGGAATGCCAGTTCCCACTACCTCTAGACACTTAAAAATTAAAGCGGAGTATCCAGCTATGTCTATTTATAACCAACCTCAATATTGCACATATTTAACCGTTTATTATGGAAATAAATTACCACAATTTTACATAGGTTCCAGTTTAGTAAAGTACGTTGAAAATGGTTATCACGGTTCAATAAAATCCAAAAAATATAAAAAAATTTATCAAAAAGAATTAATAGATAATAAACATTTATTTAAAACTTTTATAGTAAAAAAATATTATTCTAGAAAATGTGCAATGTATAGGGAAAAACAACTTCAAAAAAAGTTAAATGTTGTTAAATCTGAAATGTATTTTAATATGTCTATCGCAAAAGATTTTGGTTGGTTTGGTATGAAAGTTAAAGGTGAAGAACATCCAACATTTGGAAAAACTTGGAAAAAAACTCCAGAACAAATAGAAAATTGTAGAAAATCCAGTTTAAAAGCTTTTAGTAATCCAAAATATAAAGAAAAAATTAGTAAAATTAGAAAAAATAAAATACCTAAATCGCCGGAACAAATAAAAAATAAAATTGAGCTTTATAAGAAAATTTTAAAATTATATAGTTCTAAACCAAAATTGAAAATAAAATACGATCTCATAGCAAAAAATGGTAAACTTTTAACTTATGAGAGAGCTTTCGCTAAAGAGTATCATAAAGATTTTAATTTATCGTGTAATGGCCTTTACATCATTATAACCAAAAACAATTTAATTAAAAAGATGCTATGAATCAAAATATTGTAATTAATGATTGTTTTGAAATTTTAACTCCTACCGGATGGGAGTTATTTTCCGGTATCAAAAAATCAAAAAAACAAACTTTAAAAATTAAATTCCAATCTGGTTTAGAAATTGCTTGTACTCCACACCATAGATTCATTGAAACTGGAAAAATTGTTCATGCTTGTGAGTTGAAACCGAAATCACGATTAGGTAAAGAAGTAGTCGTAGAAAATAAACTTTTTGAAGATATTGATGTTTATGATCCAATTAATGTCCAAAATGGAAATGTTTATTTTGCTGATGATTTAATTTCCCACAATTGTAAATTTTTAGGTTCGGCACTTACTCTTATTCGAGCTGACATTATTGAACAAATGTCTTTCAATGAACCAATTTATCAAAAAGATGGGTTGGATCTTTATGAAATGCCCGAAAAAGGCCATAGTTATGTTTTCGTGGTAGATACGGCTGAAGGTGTTGGTGGAGATTATTCTTCGTTTGTTATTATAGATATAACAGAAGTTCCTTATAGATTGGTTGGCAAATATAGAGACAATCAAATAGCACCAATGCTTTATCCAACTGTAATTTATAGGAACGCCACAGATTTCAACAATGCTTATGTTTTAATTGAGGTGAATCGTTCAGAACAAGTCGCACATATTTTATATCATGAGTATGAGTATGATAACATATTGTTCGTTCAAAGAGATAGCAAAGGACAAAGAGTTTCTGGTGGCTTTGCTGGCGCCGGAAAGACACATTTAGGTGTGACTACCGATAAAAAAGTTAAAAGAATTGGATGTTTTAATTTCAAATCACTACTTGAAGAAAAGAAACTTCTTGTTTTTGATGCTGATGTTATATCTGAAATTTCTACATTTATCGAATCAAAAGGGTCTTATGCGGCTGATGATGGTTACCATGATGATTTGGTGATGCCGTTGGTGTTATTTGGATGGCTCACAACTAACCCTTACTTTAGAGAAATCACCGATGTGAACCTTCGTAAGGCCGTTTATGAGCAAAGAATCAAACAAATTGAAGAAGATATGTTGCCTGTGGGTTTTATTAATGACGGTCAGCAAGAGGAAGTGACCATTGATTCTGGAGATGTTTGGGGTAATTACAATTTCGAAGAGAGGAATTCTCCGCCTCCAGGGTATCCCAACTCAAAATTATGAAAATACTAAATAGACGATAATGATAATTGATTTTACATATAACTAAAGGAGAAATCCATGGCATTTCAGCTTTCACCTGGCGTAAATGTATCAGAAGTTGATCTGACTACAGTTGTGCCTTCAGTCGCCACATCCGTTGGCGCCTTTGCCGGAGTTTTTGCCTGGGGTCCAGTTAATGAAGTCATCACAATTTCTGATGAAGTTCGTTTGGTTGAAGAATTTGGAAAACCAGATGACAATAATTATGAATACTGGTTTTCAGCTGCTAATTTTTTAGCATACTCAAATAACCTTCGTGTCATCCGTGCAGCAAACTCTGCTACAACAAACACCGCATCAAGTGCTGGTTCTGGTTTGTTAATTGAAAATGAAGATGATTACCTAGACAATCATTCTTCGGGCGCTAACACATATGGTCGTTTTGCTGCCAAGTATCCTGGTGATCTTGGAAATTCTATTCGTGTTGAAGTAGCCGATTCAAACACCTATACTGGTTGGACATACGCAAACAGTTTCACATCAACACCAGCAACATCTACTTCAGTTTCAAATCGTGGTGGTGCAAACGATGAGATGCACATTATTGTTCTTGATGTAAATGGCAAGTTTACTGGTACATCTAATACTGTTCTTGAAAAGTTTCCATTTGTTTCTAAGGCAAATGACGCAAAGAATTTTGATGGCTCAAGCAACTATTATAAAGATGTTCTCAATCAAAAATCTAATTATATTTGGTGGATGTCACATCCAGATTCTACAAACTGGGGTACTGTCAATTCCAGCTATACACTTTTAGCAACAAGAATTACATCAACTCTCGCTAACGGTGCTAACGGTGCAGTCACAGCGGGTAACATCCAAACAGCGTTTAATAAAGTAGCCAATCCAGATTCAGAAGAAGTTTCACTGATTGTCACTGGCCCAGCAACTGAAGCTACAATTGAAAATGCTATTTCGATTGCTGAAACTCGCAAAGATTGTGTCGTGTTTTGTTCACCGGAAAAATCTGACGTTGTTGATAATTCTGGTTCCGAAGAAAATGATGTAACAGCTTTTCGTGATACCATTACATCTTCTTCATACGCAGTGATGGATTCTGGTTGGAAATATCAATATGACAAATACAATGATGTTTATCGTTGGTTACCATTGAATGGTGATGTTGCCGGTCTTTGTGCTCGTACTGATCAAGAACGCGACCCGTGGTTTTCGCCGGCAGGAACAAACCGCGGTGTTATTAGAAATGTCATTAAACTAGCTTGGAACCCAACTAAATCAAATCGTGATGTTCTTTATAATCGTGGTATTAACCCAGTTGTTACATTTCAAGGCGAAGGCACAGTTCTTTTTGGCGACAAAACACTTTTAAGCCGCCCATCAGCATTTGATCGTATTAATGTTCGTCGTTTATTTATTGTGCTTGAAAAATCAATAGCACGGGCAGCTCGTACTTCATTGTTTGAATTTAACGATACATTCACAAGGTCACAATTCGTAAATATTGTTGAACCATACCTTCGTGATGTACAAGGTCGTCGTGGTATCACTGACTTTCGTGTTATATGTGATGAAACAAATAACACTGCTGAAGTTATTGATCGCAACGAATTTGTTGGCGATATTTACATCAAACCAGCTCGTTCAATAAATTTTATTCAATTAAATTTTGTTGCTGTAAGAAGTGGTGTATCATTTGAAGAAATTGTCGGCCGAACAGTCTAAATAGAGAAAACAGGAGAAAAATAACATGGCTTTTTCAGTAACTCAGTTTAGATCTCAAATGACTGGTGACGGTGCCCGTCCCAATCTGTTTGAAGTTTCTATGCCGTTTCCTACTTTCTCTTCGCCAGGAAACGCACAAACAAAATTAACATTCATGTGTAAAACAGCGCAACTTCCTGGCTCAACAGTTGGAGTTGTGCCTGTTCAATATTTTG